CAAAAGAGGCAGCACAACATCTGATTGATACAAAGTTAGCTGGATGTACATACATATTTGATGAAAAAGACTGTTATCTACTTGAAGCAGGATTTACTGTTTCAAAAAGAAATGAGACAGAAGAAAATCCTCGCGATTACATATATAAGCTAGTCAAGATTGATAAGAACAAGCATTCTGTAAGAACAAATCATGGTATTTTATTACCAGAATTGGGATATAGCAAAACAACAGATATTCCACATCTAAGTAAATCTCGCAAATCATCAGAAATGCGCTATAATTATGCAAGTGATGCTATTTCTAAAACTACAGATCCATCAGACATGCTAGATTCACTTTCAGAAACTCCAAACTCGGATAAGTTTATGAATCCCATTCGTACTGGTGACATAGATAAAAACGAAATGGTGACGACTGGTCAGTTATTATTAGTGCCAAAAGAGCGCACTCTTCATTATCGTCCAATTTATTCTGCGGTTAGTTTTACATACAATAAACTCAATAATGAAGAATCAAAAACATTTTTTGAGATTATTTCTTCAAGAAGACTACTTGGATTTAAAGAATTCAAAAAAGTTAGATAATAGATATATAAAGAAAATACGGCGTTTGACCTAGATACCAACACTAGCAGCAGAGTGAAGTTGGTCGTAATTCTAGACAACATTCGGTTCAACGCGTGAGAACCAGTAAAATTTCGGGCCATTAGTGATAGAGGGTAGCACACCGCACTTGCAATGCGGAAGAGACGGATCGTTACCGTCATGGTCCACCATTAACTAAATGTCTTTGATCAGCCTTCGTCTATCCGGTAGGACGCTTGACTCTGAATCATGAAAGCTAGGTTCGAACCCTAGAGGCTGATCCAAGACATTTTTGCGGGTATCGTATAAAGGTATTACACTACTTTGCCAAAGTAGAAAAGACGGATCATTACCGTCTACCCGCTCCAAAGTTTGCGCTTGTAGAGAAATTGGTATACTCACTAGGTTTAGACCCTAGGCCTTCGGGCGTGTCGGTTCGAGTCCGACCAGGCGCACCAAAAATAACGGTCCGTTAGCTCAGCGGTAGAGCAACTCCTTTACACGGAGAAGGTCGGCGGTTCAATCCCGTCACGGACTACCAAACTATTAGGAAGAAAAGCGCACTGACCTGAGGCTATAGTCTGTAGAGCCTTTGACGGTTATTCCCTCTCTTCCTCGGCTCGTGAGATTCAGGCCCTCGCAGCACGAATTATCTGCCATTAGCGCAGTCTGGTAGCGCGTCTGATTTGTATAAATAGAGTTATGGTTCGCGGAATTGCAGTTCCCAACCATTCTAGAAATACAAACGGAGACTTCCAGCATGTCAGTATTTATTTGCCTGCACTGTGGCGCAGAAAAACCAAGTCACAACTCTTGGCGCAATCACGAAAGGTTGTGCAAAGAAAATCCAAACAAACAGGTTTCTGCTATAATTGAGTATAACCAGACTAGAAGTGGTCCTTGGAATAAAGGTCTAACGAAAGACACAGATGAAAGAGTGATAAACAATTCAATAGCAGTTTCGGTTGCACTGAAAGGGATATCACCTAAGTTTGAATGGACCGATAAACTAAGAAAAGAGCAATCCGAAAGAAAAAAGAAGTTGTATTCGGAATTTCCAGAAAAACATCCAAACAGACGGTTAGCTAACAATAGAATAAAAATGACCTATCCAGAAAGACTGGCATTTGACTGGCTTACCAAGAACAACTTTGAGTTTTACCACAATAAAAAGATAGACAGATACTATCCTGATTTTGTTGTTGGCGACGTAATAGTAGAAATTGATGGTGAATACTGGCATGATGAAAACTCGGACAGAGAACGAGATTTGATACTTTCTGGTTTGGGTTATACGATACACAGAATAAAAGCAAAAGAACGAATAGAAAATAGACTAGAAGAAAATTTCCGCCGGTAGGCTAGCCTGGTTAAGTCGCTAGTTTTGGGTACTAGAAATCGCTGGTTCGAATCCAGCTCGGCGGACCAAACTAAAATGCGGGTAGACTAGGTGAAAGGGCCACCACCGGATGTCCAATCAGAAGGTCGCAGGTTCAATTCCTGCATGGCAGACCAACTATTATGAGGTAAAAATGCGAGACATTGAAGTATTCTGCCATCTATTCATACCACCAAATGAATCATTTAGAATGTGGACTTGGTGGATCGATGAACAAATAGCAATCATAAAAGAGTCGAAGTTGTGTGATATTGCCACTATAAACATGGCTATCACAATGCCAAAACTTTGGATTACAGATCCAAATCATCCGAGTTACCTAAGTCTGTTAGTAGTTGATTATATCAAAGCCAGATATCCATTTGTAAAAATACTTGATATTCGCGACACAGGAGAAACAAACATCTTCGAAGGACAAACATTGAAATTTGTCCATCGGGCCTGTATGGAACGTGACATAGATGTACTCTATATTCACAGTAAGGGTTACTTCAGTAATACCGCTTATGTTTCTTCTTGGAGACAAATACTCAATCACTTCACGATACGAGAGTGGCCAAGATGTTTGAAATATCTTGATCGTGTTGATGTTGTTGGCATCAAAGACGCGAATTCAATGGAACATACAGTTAGTGGGAATTTCTGGTGGAGCAAATCCGAGTACATAAGAAAACTACCAGAGCCAATCGACTCTAGTTCATATCACCCCCATGCTGATTTTCATCCAGATGGAATTTCTTATAGATATGCGTTTGAAGAATGGATTTCGCTGAAAAGACCCGCTGTACATCACATGGTCGATACAAGAACAGATCACTACAAAGACTATTGCTTTTTGGAACGGTTGACACAAAAACAATAGATGAAATTGCGGATAAGGTGTTTATAGATACATGCTTGGTTTCCAACCAAGAGTAGTTCGGTGCGTTACCGACTATCCGCTCCAAAACATAATGGGTCATTACAGCAACAAATTAGCATCCTTGAAATGGACCGTGTCGGTTGTGCAAATCAACCCTCTCCCACCACAGATGTATTGGTGATGTTATAAGCATCATTATCCTTTAGTGGGTGTAACAATACATCTTTGATGGGAGAGTAGCTCAGGTAGTAGAGCAGGTTAAGCAAAAAGTTGACCCAGTAAAATAAAGATTGACATTCATTGCGAATCGGCATAGAATGAGTATATAAGAAACAAACAGGGTGTGGGAAAGTCTGGTTATTCTGTCGCCCTTGGAAGGCGAAGGCCCCGGTTCAAATCCGGGCACCCTGACCATAAATTAAAGGATCAATTCAGCAACTTTAACAACCAACGGGTCGCAGGTTCGAATCCTGTCTCTCCCACCATAGATACATCATGACCAGCATAGACGGATTAGTCGCCGTAGGAACTACGCGGTTCTAAATCAACGATAAGAAGAATTGGTCTTCTTCTGTGATGTATCTTTGATGGGAGAGTAGCTCAGTCGGTAGAGCAGATGGCAACATAAAGTGATCCTGTAAAATAACCATTGACATTCCTCTCGAATCGGTGTAGATTGATCTTGTAGTAGAGAGAAGGAAACATCAGATGGCTAAGAAAGTCGGAAACCAGGTCTTGACCAAATCTGAATACAACAAGCAGATCAAAAAGTTCTGTAAACACATTCGGACAAAAATAAAGAGAAAGTAAAAAACATAGGAAAGGTTCTATTTTTGACTGGGCAAAGCCAGGGTAAAATGGTAGAATCGGAATAACGGCGAGATAGGCGGGGCCAGTTGTTTGAAGAATAGAGTGTTTTGTTGCGGGATGGTGTAGCTGGCAACATAACTGACTTTGAATCAGGAGATGGCAGGTTCGAACCCTGCTCCCGCAACAAAACACTCTAATGGGTCAAAGAAGCAGTTGGGTAACTGTCTTGGTTTGCTAAACCGAAGGGGCGCGATGAGCGTCTGGAGTTCGAATCTCCCTTGATCCGCATAGAGAACATGAAATGTATAAATAGTGCCGAAGGGATAAAACTATAGGTACATTTCATGTTCTACACAATCTACAAGATAACTAACAAGCTAAACGGTAAAATCTACGTTGGCAAACACCAGACGGAAAAACCGGCGGATAATTATTATGGCTCTGGAGAGCCCATAAAAGCTGCTATCAAAAAGTATGGGAAAGAAAACTTCACAAAAGAAGTGCTTTTCGTATTTGACAACGAGGCAGCCATGAATGCAAAAGAAGCAGAGCTTGTTACAGAAGAGTTTGTGTCAAGAAAAGACACATACAATCTCTGTCCTGGTGGCCACGGTGGATTTGGTTACATAAACAGAACTGGTCTTAGAACAAAGGGACATGACGATGACACGTATAAAAAAATCTCATTAGCTCTAAAAAATAAACCAAAGGAGTTTCATAATCACCCAAACAAGATTGAGGCAGTAAAAAAACTTCACTCAGAAGGCAAAGTGAAGTATAATAATTTTGAGGGTAAAACGCATACGGAAGAAACAAAGCAAAAAATGAGAACTCCAAAAAACCAAGGTGATAAAAACTCTCAGTTTGCTAGCATGTGGATAACAAACGGTAAAGAGAACAGGAAGATCAAGAAAGAAGTTGACATTATACCAGAAGGATGGTATAAGGGAAGAGTAATAAAAGACCTGACTAGGGGTTGATGATTGACCCGCTCGGCTGTGGACCGGGAGAACTTGGTTTGATTCCAAGAGTCAGGACCACTAATAGATGATTGCGCGATGGCGGTAGCGGGACAGTGTTCCTACAGAGATGATGCTCTGCGTCTAGGCAATCGGAAGCAGTTTTACGGTATCTGCGTCAAACCGAAATAATTACCAAGGATCAGTTCCGCAAACAAGCAAAAATTTCAATTTTGGTTTGAAAAACAAATGATCCTGATTATGCCCGTGTATCCCCCGCCGCTACGAACGGCGAGAAAGGTAACTTGGATGGAAGATGCAGGTTCGACTCCTGTCACGGGCTCCATTATTCAAAGGCTCTGCAAACATCGAAGCATCCTTTACGGTTGTAGAGACCGCTCTGCAAAGGTGTGACATCAGGGAGAGACCTACCAATATAAATAATCCATCCAACAACAAGAGGATAGGAACATGTTTGAAGCCATTGTAATCGTCTGCGCTGCCAACTTTGCCTACGAGGTAAACAACGATAGTTGCTTTCAGCTGTCAGATGTTTGGGGTCCATATGTCACACAAGAAAATTGCGACATCAGAACCGCTCAGATGGTTGAAGATGTTCTGCGTGGTACACTGACTCCAATGCTCTTTCAAATGTATGCAGACCGCGCTATTCCGGCTGATCAGCTATACGCTGAAGGGGCATGTACAGAACTTGAAGGCGACGAAGCGTAATTGAGATACTTGACAGACAAAAAACGACATCTAATCTGTGATCCCTATTCGATTGAGAACCTTCATCGGATGGCGGAAGATCTTGGGATAGATAGAGTTTGGTTCCACAAAGGAAAGAATGGGAAGTCACATTACGACATACCAAAAAGAAGAATAGACGAAATCACGGCAAAGTGCGAAGTTGTTTCGAGCAAGGATATAGTAAGGATAATGCTCGGTTAGTTCAGTGGGGTAGAATGCGGTCGTGACATGACCGAGGTGGAAGGCTCGAATCCTTCACCGAGCACCAAAATAAAAGGATCAGTTCAGCAAAATCCTCGGATAATTTTTTGACTCAAACTCAAAAATAAAAGGTTCAAACCCTTTCAGTTGATCCTGAAAAGACCCAAGGATGGGTTCAGCAAAAAAGAAAGCAACAAAATTGTAATTTGTACACGCTCAAAACCATCCTGATTATATTGCCCTTGTGGGGAAATTGGCAAACCCATCTCACTCAAAATGAGACGCTCACAAGGCTTGTCGGTTCGAGTCCGACCAAGGGCACCACCAAATACATGTTTCTGTAATTCAGCGGTAGAAGGGCACCCCAGCTATGATGGTAAGATACACCGAAAAAGAACTGGCTCTGCAGGACGTGGGTTC